TTTGGAATCGCGGGGGTTGTCAATTCAATGGATATGACGACATCCTGCGGTTATGGGTGGAAGAACTGTGGACCGGGAAAGCGAGGATTGATCAACATTGACGCAAAGACTATTTCACCTGAGTTACGTTTGCGTGTCAACGAAATGGAGAGGAAGTTCCAGAAGAACATAATACCATTCATTCTGGCCACAGATTGCCTAAAGGACGAAACACTACCGCTACCTAAAATTGCTAAAGAAGGACATACGCGTATCATTTCGACTTTACCAGTGGATTACCAAATTCTGCTGCGTAAATACACAATGCCATTTATTATCGCATATCACGCTTACAATCTAGAGTGTGAGCATGCCATTGGCATTTGTGTTTCGGGACCACATGAAATGCAATTTGATAGGTTAGGCAAGAAAATGGAAGGAAAGATCGTGGCTGGAGATTTCTCTAACTTCGGACCTGGTGCTAATGCCATTGTGGCAGACGAATGTTTGCGAATAATATCAGCATGGTATAAGCACAACAAAGCACCACCAGAGTTTTGTGCGACTCTTGAGGCCGTATTGCAGCCCCTAATATGCACACCACATTTGGCATACGATAAAGTATATCAGACTTGTTCCGGGATAATTTCCGGGAGCGCGATTACAGTAGAGTTGAATTCGTTGATTCATTGTATCTACATGCGAGTTGGAGCGCTAGGGATGGGAATTTCATTACGTGATTTTAACGGCGAGGTCACCATGATCACCTACGGTGATGACGGCCTGATGAAAGTCTCTGATTACTTAATTGATAAGTTCAATGTGGCCACTTTGCGCGATTTTTTCGCGAAATATAATATCCGATACACTAGTGTTGATAAGTCCGACATTGTAATTGCATATACCGATTTAGCCTCAACAAGCTTCTTGAAGCATTCATTCAAGTTCGGTAACGGGCAATACATGGCGGCACTTAACAGGGATTCGATCGAAAATCAGATCAATTGGATTTCATCTGTCGGCAATAAGAAAACGAACACTGTCGTTAATTGCGAGACCGCACTCCGACAAGCATATCCACATGGTGAAGAATATTATAACGACTTGCGCACCAAATTACAGGACGCAATAATCGACAAGCGCATCTATGCTTACTTGCCTACCTATCGAGAGGCAAGTATCATAAGGTACACGACATGGACCAATGAGAGCGCTTTGTCCAGTAATTTGGAGAAAATAAAAACTAAACAAGAACTCGATAGGATCTTATGTCAGGCTACTGACATTAATCAAGATGGGGTTTTTAGCTCTGTACTGCTCGGAGGACAAACTGGCTGCGGTGAAACACCCGTGAGGGGCGTCCCACTAATTTCTGAGTAGATGCTTAAATTGCCCATAAAAATATATATAACC